TACAGCGATCCGTCAGACTTGTTTGCTCGTTCTTGGTGATTACCGAGCATCGCTGCGAAGTCCATCCAGGACGTGGCGATGGTTTTTGGGTAGATGGATTTGACGGACGGGAAACCGACGACTTCAAACATTGTGCAGAACCTCCTAGGTTCAGGATAGCGAATCCTGAGCCGAATGCAAGCATCAGCCGATATCTAGTTTTTTGACCACATCTTCAATGCCATCTAGGTATCTTTTCGCAATCTCATTCTTCTTCTTGCGTACGGTCGGCCAGAAGAAGTAGCCGGATTGTCCTCGATGTCTCAGGAACTGTTTAGTGGTTGATCTAGCACCGCCACCGAACTCTGCACCGAAGAATACATCACCCATCGTCACTTTGCGTGTCAGACCTGGACCCTGTACTAAACCACGTTTACGATTTGACCTTGATTTAGATTTGAACTGCATGTTTGGTTGTAAACGGATTGAAGGCACACGATCTTTTCTTACCTTCAACCCTCGCGTGACTTCTAATGCTTGACGCGAACGACTGACAGTTCCAGCCTCAACTCTTACCGCAGCCAACAAGTCAACTGCCAAATCGGTTGATACTTTACGAACCATCTCGTTGAAGAATGGGCTTGCTTTAGAAAAGCCACGAAGCATGTCATATAGACCTTCGACCTCTACTGCGATGCCAACTCCGCCAGCTCGACCAACAGTTGAACCTAGATCACCTGGCTGATTAGGGAATGCCGACTTGAGATTCTTCGGTACTGGGAATGCCATTATTTGATCCTCTGTGGTGGGTTGGATTTGATGTTCTTCCAGCGCAGATATCCGACCATCGTGTACAGCATTCTAGGTGATTCTTGCAATAGCAAACTTGGTGCGATATGTGTTTCGCAGGCAAGATATGCGATCAGCCAGTGGGCTGAGGATTCTCCAAAGGGACGATCACCGAATCATCGGTTGCGACCTCCAACATCTCAACTGTTTCAGTCCATTCTTCAAATGTGACTTTGACCAAGTTGCGACGCTTCAACGAATGCCAACACAACCATGCAAGGTCAGTCAATTTGACATCGCTTTGCATACTTGTGATTGGACGATTCTTTTCGCTTTCGAAGGCGATGAAGTCCGCGAAGTGTGCAGTGACTTTTTCTTTGACGCCCGTGTTGAGCGTTATTTCCATTGCTAATTTCATTCTTTCCTCCTGGTTGTTTATTTAAGAATTATGCAACTGCTTTTGTGATTGTTCCGCTGATCGGCCACGTTACGTCGGCTGTGTTTAGCTCGCCCACCGCACCGTTCACGGGACTCCATTCCGTTACGAGAACCGAGAAGGTATAGTGAGGCGAAGCCGTTCCTGCTGCGGCTGTGCCGGCTGGTTTGATAACCATGGTCACAGCTGTCGAGCCAACGAGTGGATAGATCAAGCCTTCGACTGACGAGTATTCGTTGTGAAGTGAAAGTGTCACCGAGTTGTCAATCAAGCCTGCGACGCGAGTTACTGCACCACCAGATCCGAATGATGTTGTTGGTACTTCTGCGGCTGATGTGGACAATGTGATTGCAGCGACATCGTTTGAGATGTCTGTGCCATTAAGTGTGACCACTGAGTTTGTGAGAACTAACTTTGCCATGATTATTTATCTCCTGCCTTGTCGGCGATAGAAGTTGATTTTTCTGCCACCAGAACAATGCGACCCGATGCCAGTAGAGAGTCTAGATGGTCAACTTCGTTGCCATCAATAGTGGCTGGATATTGTTTGTCTAGAACCGTGAAGCCCTGGACGACCTGATATTTTGCCATAGGTTAAGCGTACACCACGACACGGAAATCGACTGTCAGATAGGTTGTGTCATTCGCGTCAACGGTTGTGATGTTGGATGCTTCTTCGACGATCAATGTTTTGGCGTATCCGCCGAGGGTTGTGTCGGCTTCGATCGCGGCACGAATCCCATTGTCATAAGACAGGTAGGTGTCCATCAGGTTTTGTGCTGTGCGTTCTGCTGCACGACCCACAATCACACTGACCGTGAAAACATGTGTGACCAAGCCTGCTCGCATCGCGCCGTGATAGGTGATCGACTCCAAGGTCGGCCATGCGATACCGCCGATGGACGGGTTTACTTGGTCGGGTTGTTGTGCGTACGCGCGAAGGTTCGTGATTGTTTCAAGCCGAGTCTTGATGCCGTTCTTTAGTTCGGTGACTGTTGCGCTCATGCGAACATCCGCATTCGGCGATATGGCTCGACAAGTTGTGCGACGTCTGGGTCGAGTGCGCGTGTCACTCGTATCGCACCCAAGTCTCCGAAGCCGGCAACGCCGAGCGGTGAATCGTAACGCTTAAAGATTCTCGATGCCTGAATGATCACAGCTTGTGTGATTGGTTCAGGTACAGATGGCCAACCGTAGATAGCGGTGAGTTGCACCAATGCTTCCGATCCGAAGTTCGCGTTCAATGTCGGGAACAGATAATCGCCGACCGCACGAATGCGTGTATATGCAACGGTCAGTCCGTCCAAGATTCCGTTGACCGGTTCTAGTTGATAGTCGGATGCTGTCCATGTGACATCGAAGTTGCCGTCTGCGTTCGTTGAGGTTTTGAGTGTGATCGCAGTCGATGAGATGTCGTCAATCTCGCAAACAAACTCGTCGCCTGCCGTGAACACTCTGGTTGTCGCCGAACCGTAAACCCAGAACTGTCGGTTCGCATAGCCGTCAATTAGTCGCGAAGCAGCACCGGCACAGTTGTCAATCAGTTCGTCGTCTTGTGTGTCGGCTGTGCCGATACGAAGAGCAGCCTTGATCTGGTTGCGTGTGGCGTAACCGTTAGTGATGGTCATGGTCTTCCTATCCTACTCAACAATCAACAATTCGTGAGATGGTTGCAGTCGGAAGAATCTTACTCCATACAGTTCACGCAACTTGCCGACAACCACACCGAACTGCTGACGCCAACCATCCATCGCACCATTCGACTTGGGATATCCAGCGAAGTTCTCTTGCCCATCTATCAATCCCAAGTCAACGCCGACAAGGTTGATTTGTGACGCACCCATGTAGCAGGCAAGGTGCATCGCGATATGTGCCGAAGTGCCGCCACAAACCAGCACATCAGGGTCGGTCGGCCAACCAGCCTCAGGGTTCCAGAACGGTTTGTGTGGACGGAACGTCACATTGTTGCCGACACCGACATGAGTGGCAGTCATGTCTGATGCCTCAAGATTCATGTCGGGACAGACAACGATGATGTGCGGATAGTCGGCGACATTCTTTGCGACAACTGGATGATGTGTCGAATAGTTTGTCGCCACATAGAAGTCGGCAAGTCCGAACACATACCCGACCTCGTTGATAGCGACCACAGTTTTACCTTCAAAGAATTGTGGTGTCACCCATCCCATACTTGGACCAGATCCACACACCCAAATCTGTTCACCTTTGTGACGGTCTTTCAAATCGGGCAGAATCATTCAGCCAACTTCGGCGGCCAATCCTCACCAGGTATCACACGACCAGACTTCAACAACCGGCAGAACTCGACAACATCCTGTTCAGCCTGCCTGTCAGGTTGAGCTGTCAACGCATCATCGTGCCGAACCCAAGTCCACACACAACGCGAATCAAACGACGCTTCAACATTATGTGAACGCATCTCGCACCAATGAACCCAATCAACATACTTGTGTGAACGGTAAGGAATCTTCAACCAAGTCTTGCGACGAATCACCGCCAACCCTGGCATACCGTTGTTGCCCATATTCAACAGATTGTGGTATTGGTCAGGTGTGCCGTAGCACAGTCCGCCGTTCCATCTGCCACGCACATTCACCGCGTCACCTTGCAGAACAAGACCATCAAAGAAGTTCGGGTCCATCGTGTCATCGACTGGAAGATGTGTACACCATTCCGCTGACGCTTCACGCACACCCACGTTCACACACGGCCAAATGCGATCATCCCAATACGGCACAACCTTCCACCAAGACGGCACATCAACTCTGGCACGAGTCACAAGAATGACTTCCTGCGGCTTGACCGTCAACGCCTCAATGGATGCAATGAACCCTTCACCGAATCGATCCCAATAGTTCTGTTCGAATGGTGAGATGATTGCTACCGGCGTCGATACCACGACAACGGTGCCTTCCCTTCACGGATCCACGGAATCCACGAATCATCCATCTGTACTTCAATCAACTGTTCGCCGCGTATCGAGCGACCAATCCGATAGTTCTCAGCCATGAATCCTTCAGGGTCATCGACCATGAGTTCTTGGTGCGAGAAGGATCGCATCTTGTTCGCAGCCCATTCAGGTCCACCCATCCAAGACACATGCCAACCTGACCGCAGGTTAGGTAGCCGTTCACGGTTGGATCGTAGATGTTGCGCACCACCAGCGCGTTGACCGTAAGGACCTGCGACCATAGTGTGTTCATCCGATAGACGCCAATAGGCGGACATCACTAGGCGTTTCATTAGGTAGACACGCCAACCTTCTTTCAGTATGTCGATGTCGGCTGGGTTCCAGATCTCGTCACAGTCGGCAACGGTCACGATGTCGTCGGCTTCTGGTGCGAACTCTTGCAATGCGACAAACAGATGGTTGCGTTGTGCGTGTTCAGCCGCCCAACCTAACTGGTGCGGGTTTGGTTCAAATGTTTCGTAGTGGATTTTGTCGCGCCACTTGTAGAACCTGTCAAGGTCAATGCCGTGTGGTTTGGGTTGACCCATGAAAGTTGTTGACGATTCGACAATGATCATCTTGTCTACGACATCGCCGAGTTCAGAGAGACGACATTCGAGCATGTCGTGTTCTTGGTTGAACAGGATGCAGTCAAAGATTCTCATCGTCGTGACTGCCCAATCAATAGAACACGGTTGTCGTTCATCACAAT